TCCATAGCTCCGCTGGTCAAAGTTATGCGTACCCTAAGATGCAGCAGGCCGCGTGCCGGATATGAGGTCTCCACCTCCACCGATTCGGCAAGGCCGTCTGTAATAAACCAGGCCAATGCCTCTTCCGCGTACTCCTTGGCCCTTAGCAGCACCTCTGGGGTCTGCTTTTCTCGATGCAACAGCCAAAGCCGGGAGCCGTAGGAATCTTTTTCTTCCGGCGCCAAAAGGTCCCCAAACCAGCCGCGCCGGTTTCCGTCTGTGATGGGGTCTTCATCCATCGCCCGCGCATCGCTAAAAAGGGAATGCAACACAGCGGTTTCCAAGCCGCTATCTGTGGCCAAAAGGCCGTTATCCAGGGCCAGGTCTCCGCCCGGAGTGTTGTTGTCGTAGCTATGGGCAATGTCAGACACCGGTGCACTCCTCAACTATTTCGCCGCAATAAGTAGTCCCGTTTATTTCGACTTCCACGGGATCTCCGATATGGGCCACGGGCTGGGTTGTGGGGGTGGTTCCCACCAGCTCCACCAGATCCAGTTCCAGGCCTTCCATGGGGGTTACCTTAACCATGGGGGCGGCCAAGGTGATTGCTCCCGTGCTGGAAAGCTCAACCGACCCGGTGCCGGAAAGCTTAATTGATCCCGTGCTTGAAACCTCCACTTCAGATGAGCCAAACAGGGAGATTGATTCCAAGGCGGTGGCGTTGAGCTGGTTACCGCTTATTTCGATTACACGGCCATCCTTAAGGTGGATGCGGCAAAGAGGTGGCCCAGGGGTGGGGATTTCACCTGGTCCGGAAGGCTCCGGAGCGGTGGGCCAGCTCACCCCCTCGGGTAATCCTTCCGGCTCTTCCGGTAGCTCTTCTTCTGGCCCGAGTTGGTCGGATGTGTTGTAGATAACCGTCTCTCCGGGCTGTAAATCACGGGGGCGGTAGCGGCGATCCTCAGCCGAAACAACCAGGCCCATGGAGCGGTCACCGCCGGGAAACAAAACCACCGTGTCGGAACCTTCGGGAGACAGTGAGTAAAACCCGTGATGCCCCACCGGCTCCAAGTCTTCGGCTGTCTCTCCGTCAAAAATCTGGGCTGCGATCTGAGGCGCGCCATCCAGGCCTTGCCGATGCTCAAGGAGCATGCCCCGCGAAACCATCAGGGAGATGCGCTGTTTTAGGGGGAGCAGAATTCTTTCCAGGGTGGCAAACATTCGGCCTCACTTATCAAAGAAACTTTTTATGTCAGATGCCTTGTCCGCTTTGGGCTTTGCCGCGTATGCATCCGGATGAACCACGGAAAGGCTGCTTACAGTACCGCCGCTTTCATCTTGGCTGAGCCTTACAGACTCAATGAGATAGCGGCCACTAAGCCCCAGGATGGGATCCTGGACGCTAACCTTCTGGTTTATGCGCCAGAACTGGCCCGCCTTTGGCCCCCAGCCAGTGACCGTGTAGCTGGCCCCTCGGCTCTGGCCCGCCCGGTTAACCGCCTCCCATGATGCCCGGGCCTCCATGTCAGCCGGTGCGGCCGCACCTTCGGCGATGAGCACCAAGGGCCGATAACGCTTAACCGCCTTGTCTGTTGCTACCCCTTTGGGCGAGACAAATTGCCGCCGGTTTTCCAGCCGCTCTTTTTCGTCTTGGTTCGGGTCAGGCCAATCAAACTGCATGGGCGGGGTCCCCTGACCCTTGACCCGGTATTCGCTAAACCGCCGGGAGCTGTCGAAATTGGCGCTGGCCGTTTTGATGTTCGCGCCTTGCTCAAGGCTCCCGCCCGAACTCTGCGAACCGGCCGTGGCCAGCACCAGGCGGCCATCTCCGTAGCTGATAGGCAACACACCTTTCAAACGGCACAGCTTAAGCAAAAAGGCGTGCACGCTTTCGCCTTGCCCATAACGGGCCTTGGCCAATTGGCCGCTGATATCGGTTTCGCTGGTTACAGTGATGTTAAAGGGGTCGCACAAAGCCTTGGCTATGGTGAGCAGTTCTTCACCGGCAAAGTCCACCTTGTCGCCTATGTACGAGCAATCAACAAGGTCACAAGTGAGGTCCCGCCCGCTTAAGGTCAAACTGTGGCTTTGTGTGTCGTAGCTGGGGCTCATGCGATCCACCCAACCAGTAAGCACTGTCTGGCCGTTTAGGCTTAAGTTGACCCGGCTGCCTTCTTGGATCACATATTTTTCCTGCTGCCCGGGCCAACGGTCGGAAAACGAAACATCAAAGCTCATTGCCAGGGATTTCATGGAAGAGGAAACGGAAACAGACTTCCAGCCGCTGTGCCTTTTGCCGTTAACTGTGAGCACCACCTCAGGCACTGGTCACCTCCAAAGTTTCCCCACCTGGCGGGAAGCTGGGGTTTATGATGCCCGGGTTTCTGGTTAACAGTTCTGTTTCTCGATTTAGGTCTTGATACAGGTCATAGGCCAACACCAAAGCGGGGGCCGGGTTGTTGGCGGTGGGAAGCTGGACCAGGCCGGGCAGGCAACCCGCCTTTTCCTGGAAGGTGTCAACCACTTGGCGGTTGAGTTCGCGTAATGCTTCAAAAGATTCCGTTTCCCCGGAGTCGCTGGCCTGGGTCATGGCCCGGTCCAGGCTTTCAACCAGTTCATCCCGCACGCTCAATGCTTCATCCTTGCTGCCGTAGTCCGCATCAACCGCCGTGGTGATGCCGTGAACCAGGGCCAGGCGATTCACGAGCTGAGTAAACGCGCTCTGAGTTTGCTGCCATGTTGTGTTATTGGCTAAGCTTGGGCCGGATGCCGTGAACTCAGTCAGTGTGAGCATGGAGCTAAGGGCCGTGGCAGGGTCATTAATCGTGTCAGGCAAGGAGTTGATTACATCGTCAATAATATCGGAGACTTGGTTTCCGTCTTCTATGATTTCGCTTGCCGCGTTTGTGGCATCTTCAATCTGTGCCAAGAGTTCGCTAAGGCTGGAGCTGCCGATACCCGCCACCTGTGCGACCTCGTTAACCATTCCCATGGCTTGGTTGAAAAGGTTGGTCATCTGCTTGGGTAGCCAGCTTGCCCCCAAAACAGAATACAATTCCTTGAATCTAGCCAAAAAGGTCTCAAGCGCGCTTTGCGCTATCTCTTTTGTGATCTCCGCGTAGTTTTGGGTTTCGTCCGGATAAAGCGCCTTGCCTTCCTCTTGAAAAGCAAGCTGTATCCGGCACTCCCCCAGACCCTGGAGATTCCAGCGCGGGCGGCATTCCATGCAAACCACCTGCTGACTGCCTAGCCAAGGATGAACCAGAAGTCCGGCTCCCGCCTTGTTACAGGCTTCAATCAGTTTGCGTGCACGGGAGAGATAGTCATCACCGACGAGAAAGGCTTCGAAATTAAAGGTGTTGGGGGCCTTGCCCATGTCCTCTGTATAGGGGGTGTCAAACTGCGGGTAGGTGTGAGTCACGGAGCGGCGGCCGTATGAATCCTCTGCCGAGCTGATATCAAACCCAATACCTCTAAAGGAGGCCTGCCTTAACTCTTTACGCAAGTCCGCCATTCTTACATCCCCGGCGCGTAGTTGAGCCCGTTTGCGGCCAAGGCAAAATCATCACCTCCGCTGTGCTCAACATTGGAGACATACGCGCCCTTGGGCGCGTTCCTGAAGCTAACTTCGAGCTGTGTGCGGGATTCAGTTTTGACCCTGGCTTCCTGTGCTGCTGCAACCTGTTCGGGGCTGTTCTTGAAAAAGGCGACCGCATCAGACATTTCGCCTTGAGATGTAGGTTTGCCGGGGTCTGGATTAGCCTGTGTGCTGTTTAGGCCAAGCTTTTCCTTGACCCAGTCGGGCATCCATCCGACAAGCCCTTCAATCTTGGCTGCTATCCATTTACGCAGGGGTTCTAATTTGCTCTTTATACCCGCCCATAATCCGCTAATGAGGGCCGCCCCTTTCTTGATAAGGGCCGCCGGGTTCAAGGCTTCTAAAAGCGAATTAATTTTATCAACCACCCAGTCCCAGGCCTGGCCCAATGACTCACCTATGCCGGAAGCCAGCTTGCCCATGTCTTCACCAAAGCGTTCAAGGCGATTCCCCCATTCCGCAAACATGGCCTTGATTTCATCCCAGTAAACTATGAGGGCGGCTATGGCAGCCACTGCAGCTACGACGCCTAAAACAACCCAGGAAAAGGGGTTAAACGCCATCAGGATATTTAAAGCAAACATGGCAATTTTAATTGCCCCAATGATAAACAGAAGCCCCCCCAATGCTCCCACCGTGATGGTGATTGCCCGGGTAAGCCTGGGGTGTGCGTCCATCCATTTCGTAACCGCACCCATAATGCGGTTGACCGCCTGCCCCACTCGAAGGAAGGCCGGAGCCAGTGCACCGCCCAGGGCATCTGCCAGGTTGCTTGCGTTGTTGGCCATGCGCTCCCACATGCGCCCCACGCCGGTTTCTCTGGTCTTGGCCATGGCCTTGGTGTACTTGGAGCCCTTGCCCATGGCGGCTGCGATTTTCTTTTGGCTTTCTCTGAGATTTTTGGATTTACCCATGAAGGCGGACAGAACCTTGATGCCTTCGTCTCCAAAGGCGGCCTTAAGCTGAGACTGAAATTTGGCTCCCTGGTTGGCAGCAACCGCCTTGGCCTGGGCTTTCTCAATCTTGGTAATGATATCGGCCATAGGCAGAGCCTTGCCGTTAACATCGGTAAACTTAGTGCCCAGCTTTCCGCCAGCTTCAATAAGTCGGATCATCATGGATTTATAAGCTGTGCCCGCTTCCGCGCCGCTTTTAAACGTATTACGCAAAGTGCCCAATACAGTGAGCTGCTCGGCTAAACCGACACCCATGCCCGAAGCTATGCCTTGTATATTGGCAATGGCATCTGACATCTCCTTGCCGTCTGTACGAAAGTTCTTAACGGCGGCAGATAAACCGGCGCTGAATTTCTCTCCGAACTCGATGTCACTACCAAATTGGGTGCGGTAGATGTTGTAAGCTTGAGCGAAAAGCGCCGTCATTTCTTGGGTGGTGCCTTTGGTGGCAATGCCGGTCATTGCAGCAAGCTTGGTCATTTTGGCCACTCCCTCATCACTAAGAGAGCTAATGCCGCTTTTTATGTCATAGGCTGCGGTAAGGAACTGGACCCTGTTAACCCGCGACCATTGGCCGGTGAACCCGTAAGCCGCTTTTTGCAGAAGGCCCAGTTTTTTAATACCCACACTGGCCAAATCTCCCAGGGCGTCATCAGTCTGGCCTCGGGTCCGAAGCGCCGCGCCGGCCACGGCTGCAACTGTACCGGCAATGACCCCACCGACTTTCATGTAAGATTTGGCGCTGTTTTTCATCGCTCTATGAGCGCTTTTTGAAAGCAAATTAAACCGCCGCCGCATCCGCTTAAGGGGAGCGCCCGTCCGGTCCACAACTTTAAAAACCATTTTTGCGCCGGGAATCTCTTGCATGCTTTTACCTCGGGTTTAACTTCTTGGCGGCCCACTCAGCGCGGCCCAGCCAGTTATCAATTTCGGTTCTGGTCAGCTCCATCAGCTCACTGGGGGACCAACCGAAGACATAGGCCAGGGTGGCCAGGGCATGGTCTAAGTCTTCGTCTCCTGGAATAAAAAATCAGAGATTTTCTCGAAAATGGTTATGCAGTCCCTGGCGCTAATATCCTGGGCTTCGCCAGGGGTGATGTTCCCCAGTTTCCCGGCTGCCAACATAGCGACTTCTATCATGCTCCCCACTGCCAGGTTGTTGCCGTCAGCACCGGGGCGGAAATTCTCAAACAGCTTAAAGTCCTTGGCCTTGGGCTCGGTAAGTGTGATCTCGCTTTTTTCCTCTGTTCCCACAAGGATGGGGCTTTGCAACTGTATGGTGATTGTCTTGTTCTCAGTCACTGTTAACTCCCTGCCACTTCGGTGGCTTCGCCACCGGCAAATTTGATTTCCACTTCTCCGGAGCTGCTTACTTTCGGCACATCAGTACAAAACGCACCGGAGACAACCCACCTGGTGCCGGTGTCCACCTCAACATT